AAATCGCCTTGCCTAATGGCGGTGGTTTGATTACAAAAACCGAAGCCGATACAAAGTTTGTACCTAAAGATAGCCTATATGGCATCGTATCCGTTAAAGACTTTGGAGCGGTTGGTGATGGTGTAGCTGATGATACGGCAGCATTCAAACGTGCTAATGATAATTTGAAAAACAAAATATTGTTAATTCCTAATGGAATCTACAAAGTGAATGAGCATGTTTCATTTGATACTGTTGATAGTGTTATGGATATGGGAACATATAGCAATATCAAGCCGTTTTATCCTACTGAAACTCCAATGTTAAAAGGTGCATCCAACATCGCCTTTGTTAAAAACATCCAATATGGTGATGAGGTCAACCAATGTCAAGGGTTTACCTACAACGAGAAAAAGAATGTGTTTGTACTGGCATGTATCAATGGTGATGGTACAAAACAAAATCTGTACGAACTCAATCCAGATACATTTGAAATCGTAGGTACATATAAGTTTAGCGACCCTGACAAAATGGGCCATTGTAACACTATGTGCTACAACAAATACACGAACAAAATTTATCTCGCCAATGGTTTGAAGAATGGTAATAACCTATCTGTATTTAATGCGGATACTATGACATTTGAAAAGACCATCACATTGAACGAGCGTGTATTTAATATTGGATATGACCCTATCACTAGAACCTATGTGAGCATTGTACCAATTAGCGGTCAACAACGCTTGCGTGAAGTCAACTTGTACAATGATAATTTCCAAAAGATGAAAACATATCAAATTGACTACCAATATGATGATTTCAATAACAATGGTGCATTAATGCTTAATGGGTGCATCATGAGTGCAACGCTCGGTAGTTTGGTAGAATGTACACCATTTGGATCAGTTAAACAAATCATTGAGATTAATAGAACTACTGAAATTGAAGATATAGCATACTGCAATGGCAAATTCTATTTTGCAGTATTAACAGAAAAACCTAGTAAACGGCATCAAGTCGATATTTATGTAGGTAATCCAAACCGAGATTATCAGAACTCAATCAATACAGCTAGATTAGCAAGCCTAGACTATTTGAAACTCACAGGCGGTAATGTAACAGGTTCAATCGTACTCAATAACAATACATTGTTAGAGGGCAAAAAAACCGATGGACATGGTGTGCGTATTGGTAAAGTATCTACATCTGATGCGGTGGAATTGGGAGACCCTAGCGTACCTGTATACTTAACTGGTACCACCTTAAAGCACTATGACGGAACAGATAGTAGCACAGTATTAACAACTAAACATTATGACAAGGCTATTTATAGCAAGGCTAAAGCTGATGAAGTATTTGTTAAAAAAGATGATGCAGGGTCATTTGGTTTTCCTTATTCTAAATTAGACACCGCAACAGATTGGAATACACTTACAACGCAAGGGTGCTACGAAATCAATTTTGATGGCGGTGCTAATAATCCACCACGTAGCCACAAGCAAGGCATGCTGATTGTATTTAACTTTGGAGATGGTAAACTAATCGACCATACACTACATACATTAAATGGTGAAACCTATCATCGTACTTTCATGGCTGATAAATGGGGTAGCTGGGGAAGAGTACAAACATCATTGAATAGCCGTGTTCAATTGTGGAGTGCGAACGGAACAAACGAGGTATACATAGATGGCTAAGTTAGTAGTAAATATTAAAGGTCAATCAGAGGAGTTTGGATTGACTGATGATGCAAGAGATATTGGTGGTAATGATTATCTAACTATATCTAATGGCAACAAAAAACAGTATGCACGATTAGGGAATAATGCTACTAAGTTAATCGTTGGAAAAAACAATCAGAAATTCTATGTGCAAAAAGAACCTGTTTATTTTTCTGAGAAATTATTTCCCTACCAAGAACGTGGTCAACACTCGTTCGATGTGTATTTTCCAGTTGGAAATTATAATATCTCTATATTTGAACAAAAAATCAGCATATCAACAGCTAGCTTTTATAAAGTAACCACCATTCTGTCTAAAAATGGCTTTAAAAATCAAATGAATATGATAATAACAAATGGTAGTGATGTGATAGCTAATTTGAAAATTTACGGTATAGGCACTGTATCTATAACAAAAATTTAACAGGGAGATTAGTATGATAGAAATCTTTATTCCAATATTTAACGAGGTGTTTAACGTGAGTGAAGCGGTACGCATATCATTGGCTATATTCACAACAGTTATTCTTGTGTTTATAGACACAGTTTTACGAGTATTAGTGGAAGCAAGGAATTACAACCTAGCAACCAATAGAGAAGTTACAATCAAAAATACTATACTAGCTATCCTATGGAGAGGTTGGGCGGTAGTAAAGGTCGATGGAAAGCCTAAGCGATTTTTGGTGAGTGGTAAGCTACGAGCGGATATGACTAAGAAATTAGTCAAATCCTATCCGTGGCTTTTTTTGTTAGCGTTTATTCTATTAACATTGCCTGATGTAGTAGTACCTGTATTAGGCCGTGTAGATGTATTCCTATGCACATTGCTATATTTGATACCTATATTTATCGAATTGGCATCGTGCGTAGAGAACATGATAGAACTCGAATTAGTAGAAACGAGGTGGTTTAAACGTGCGATAGGGTTATTTAAACAGGTAATTGATTTCGTTAAATCGGTAAAGGAAGCGATTAAATGATTGAAAAAATAAGTATACGAGAAGTACTAACAATCATCATATTAGGAACTGTAAATATAATGGCTATCCTATATGGTTACAACGAGTTGGCGATGAGCATATCGTCAGGCTTGGTTGGATACCTAGGCGGACGTGAAAGTAATAGAAAGGAGCAACAAAAATGGAATTAGGCAGATTAAGTGCGGTATATGAAAGTAATGGAGACCCTGCTTGTGTATCAAGTGGGGTTAATGATGCAGGCGGTATTTCTTATGGCACATATCAATTAGCTAGTAATTGCGGTAGCGTTGATGAATTTCTAGGTTGGGGATTACGGCAAGGTGGATACTACACCGACTATGCAAGAGCATTGGTTGATAGTGGAGAAATCAATAGTGATGAGTTTATCGACCAATGGAAAGAACTCGGAACGATTGATAGACAAGGATTTGCACAAATGCAACACGATTACATCAAGGCTAAATACTACGATGTAGCGTGTAAGTTATTACAAGACAATATGTTCCACGTAGATAAACACTCCGATACATTGAAAGATGTGATATGGAGTAGAACTGTACAATATGGTGTAGGCAATATCGTTGATATGTTCCACGATGCATTACAACTCATGGAAAAGGCTTTGAATTTAGAATTGCCTAATCTATCCTACGTTGATGATAAACGTTTTGACTATGACATCATCGCCTGCATCTATGATGTGTGCATGACTACTGCATGGAATAATAGTGCATTGCGTGATAACTTAAATGAACGTTTCGCAGATGAAAAGTTTAGAGCATTGGAAATGCTACAAAACGAATTAAACGAGGTGTAAGCCATGTTAATTAGTAAGATAATACAAACTATCAAGGAACACTACAAAACAGCCGTAGCGATTGCCCTATGCGTTTTTATCGCTATTGTAGGTGTAGTAATATATCATCACAAACAAAAAGAATTAGAAAAGCCTGTTATTCTTACACAAGAACAGGCTAAATCACCAAAAGAATTGTCAAAAGCAATTCATGTTACCGAACAGGAAGCACAGGAAGTGATTTCCAAAAAGGAAAGAACTCAACCGATAGCGACATATTACACGCAAGCACCTACAGTTGAAGTTGCAGCAGAACAGGTAAAACAGGATATTACACATAGCAATCCTAACCTACCAAAAGTAGCTACTGAAAAAACTGATAGAACCGCAGTAGTTGCTAACACCGATGAACAAAAAGTCGATGTGTACAAAATCAATCTAAACAAAGTACATAAGATAAAAGCTGGTGTTACTTTGATAGATAAACGAGCCTTTGAAACTATAGGCTATCAAGCAGGTAAATTTGAAGTGTTAACACATTTCAATGGACAACATTTAGAGGGCGCTAGCGCACTTTACACAGTAAAGGAATGGTGATCTAAATATCTCCGAGTTGCACGGATTGCAACAATCAACTGTTAATTGACAGTTGGAAAGTATTACTTTATAACTGAAAGGAATAACACAATGGCACAAGTATTTACATTTAACGGAAAAACACATCAATTCGCAGAAGATATTCAACCAAACAAAGAGGGGTTATACATGGCCACTCTAAAAGATGGTGATAACGTAACATGTGAAATGTGGTTTGTTAATGGTGAACTACACCGATTAATTGAATTAGACTAAACGTATTAGAGGGTAGCTTAATTGCTACCCTCTTTTTTGTTTCGTCAAATATTCGTCAAATTCTAATTGTAAAATGTGGTAAAATATGAGAAGTAATATTTACCGCAACTAAGATTAATTGCAAGTATAATAATAATTGTGAAATAATTGATAATCCATAGTGAATTGGAGTATAATATATTGATATGTTATGACCATGGAGGAGAAAAACATGAAGCGGGTTCTAGTATCCGTAAAAAGTGTACAACGAGACATAGATGGGCAGGATACCGTGGTGGAATTAATTTCTCCAGGTACTTCACATGAAAAGAACGGAGTCCAATATATTCGCTATGAAGAATCGAGCGTAACAGGTCTTGAAGGGGTTAAGACGACCATCA